TAGTATGAAGCCTCTGCCTTACTTCTGCCATATCCAGTAGCGCCGAATAGTGGTGCGAAGGTGTGTGCCTTCCCTTCCTGACGGGTAGTAGGCTGACCTGCGTCACTGATAACCTTAGCTGTGTAGCTGTGTACATCAAACCCTGAGAGTATCTCATCCATAGCTACCTTGTCTTGAGCTAGGAACGCAGCCGTCCTAAATTCAAGCTGTGCAAAGTCGGCCTCACAAATGTGACCACCTTCCCATCGTGAGATGAACACCTTCTTAACTGGAAACGTATTACCCCGTGGCATGTTCTGCATGTTAGGGTTACGCCCACTGAAACGTCCTGTAGCTGTGATGTGCTGAGTAAGACCTACGTGCAAGAAACCATCAGGCTTAGTGTAAGTAGAGATACCATCGACAAAGCTAGACAGGTAGCTGGACACAGCAGACAGACGCTTAAGGTCTGACAGGAAGTTAGCAGCCTTGTCCATGCGGTTGTTCTTAGATGTAGCTATGAGTGCGTCCAAGTTATCCTTGCCTGTGCTGAAGCCATTCGCACTGACCCACTTCTTACTTGGTGCAGCAAAGCCTAGACCAGCCATCTCGTTAGTCTTCTTGAGTTGGTAGCCTCTAGCGTCACAGTCCTTACATTTGTTAGGTCTAGCAAACTTAGTGCCGTCCTTCTTTATTTTGTACGTCTTAGCTTCACCCTTGCACACAGGACAGGTAAACGCCTTAGTCTTAAACAACCTACTGGAGTTAGACTTGACTGCATCACGGAACTCTTGCGGAGTCTTAACAAATTCAAATAGCTCTGCCCATTCCTTCTTGTTGTGTACCTTGCAGCTAAACAGTACCTGAGAGGCTTGCTCTGGACTGTTGATGTTGATAGGTGTGTCACCCATTAGCTCACGTATCTGCTTATGTAAGCGCAACTCTATGTCTGCTTTCTCCTTCTCGAACTCCGTTCTTACTTGCTGTAAGGCTCCGAGATCCACTTTGACTCCCGACATGTACAGTCTGGTAAGGGTTTTACATGTATTAAAGGTAATGGCTCTGATGGTGTGTAGACTTGCACAGGAGGGATCGGCGTAACGTTCCTCTTGCTTGAGGTACAGCCCCATAGTTGCGCCAAGGTCAGCCCTAAGATAAAAGCTAAGCTCGTTGAGAGGTATCTCATTTGTGTTGTATCCTTCTTTAAAGTATTTCTTTAAGGTGTCTTGCTTCTGTACGTCTAGCTCATAGCGTTGAGCGCAGGCATCCAAGCTAAGTGGCTCCTTCTGTCCACGTAGTAGTATGTACTCAGATAACATTGTGTCATATATGTCACCACTGTACTTGAAGCCACACTCCCACAGCCACATAAGATCGTGCTGGGCGTTGTGCATGATCAACAGGGTTGTCATGTCTAACACCTTCTGTATCTCCTTACGCCCAGCGCCTGAGGTATCCTTCTGCTCAACATGGTCTAGCGTTACGATACACTCAGAGCCACCCTTAACTGCCATCATACCAACCTGCACTAAGAAGTTAGACGGCTCGAAGGGATCAAGTATTACCTTGCCATTACGCTTTATTGTGGTGTTCTCTACGTCTAGTACTATTTCCATGCCAACCCTCCTATGCTTGATACTGTGATCTCTCGCCGTCTAACTTACAGTGTACTACACCATGCCAACCACCCTTAAGCTTGTTCTTAGCTATGTTCAAGTGCCTCTGCGTATCTTGTTCGTCTGCCCCTTCAACCTGTGGGTTCTTAGAGATCAAGATCATCAGGTCAGCTTCAGCAGCTTTACCTGTCTTACTGCCTTCCATCATAGACTGATCTACATACACCTTACCTTCAGCTACAGCACTTAGCTGTGACATCCAGATTACAGCACAGTCATGCTGCTTAGCTATGTTACGTGCATGGATGGCAGCTTCCTTAAGATACACATCTGACTTGTCACTGGTCTTGCTGGAGAACTTATCACCCATATCTAAGATCACGATGTCAGGCTGGTAAGCTTTTATGATAGCCTCAACCCACGCCATGTCTTTGCCTGTTGAGTCATACAGCTTGATGTTCTCTCGTACAGGCTCGTAGCGTGACGCAGCTAAGGCGTAGTTACCCTTCACCTCTTCCATAGACATGGAGGTAGCCGCACTGAGATACCTAGCTCCTACACGCTCATACGCCTCTTCATTACACAGGACGATACACTTAGCTCCCTGACTAGCAAAGCCTTTAGGCCCACCTAGTAGTGAGGCATGAAAGGATGTCTTACCTGTGTTAGGTCTAGCACCTACGATAACTAAGTGTCCTCCACTAATACCTTCTACCTTGCTAGTCAGAGATGGTATGTTGAACCTCCACTTAGACTGTATGTCATTAGCTTGCAGTAAGTTATCTATAGAGATGTCACCCCAGTCAATCTTAAGGTTAGGCATGAAATCATCTTGATAGTCAGACAGTATCTTACGCATAGGCTCTAGGCTAGTCTGAGTACCATTAACGTAGTCAAACCCTAAGTTGGCTATCTCTTCGCCTACTACCTGCTGGAACAACTTACCTAGTACTTCTTCAGCTATGCCCTCAGACATAGGCTCTTGTCTGTCAATCTTCTTGAACAGATCTTTGTACGTTTCTTTGTTCGCTGTTGTGATAGTAGCGTTGTGTGTAAAGAACAGCCCTTCTAACTCAGGAACAGTGAGGTTCTTCTCATACGTTTCCATAGCGTAGTCGATAGTGCTTTTGATCTTGCGTACATCCTTAGAGAATAACTTGTCGGGTGTACGGATACCTCTATGATTGGCATAGAAGTCTTTATCCATTAGTGTTCTAAGTAGTGCTAACTCCATTATCTTTCTCTCTCTTAGTAAAATCTATCTGATACGCACCTTCTGGTGATTTGTATGCAGCTAAAATATCCAGGAATTGTTGGTAGCTCATGTGTAGTAGCTGGTACTCAGCAAGCTCTTCATCAAACTGTCTGAAGTAAACTACACTGTTATCTGCTATTACAACCTCAACATCTTCAAACCTATCTTCCTGATCTAGTGTGACAATTACAGAAGCATCCTGTTCAAATTCAACTGTGTACACGATTGACTGCCTCCCTCTGTATAGAAGCCTGACGCTCTTCTTCATCAAATTCTCTTATCCAAGGTACGACAATACCTGTATTCCATTTCTTTGCTTGAGCCATAGCTTCTTCTTTGTCACCCCAAACTAAAGGCTTATCATAATTAGTAAAAACCTTCTTGCCTGTATCGTAAGCCCACTCACCACCTTCTATCTCAAACATGACTGCCCACATAATAATCTCCTATTTAGTTGTTACATCTAAACAAACAACACCAATGCCGTTGTGAGTTATCATTACTTCTGCTTCTTTTCTTTGTACTTCACACTGTTCATACTTAGTGTAGCTACCTATGTGAAAGTATTCTAAGCTCTGCCCACTGATCAACTGCAACCATACTAATGCCCACATTTTTCTAACCCCTCTAGCCTTTCTTCTAAGTCAAATATTTCACGAGCGCACTTGTTAATCTTATTAGAACTCACATCCTTTGCGTCATTTATTTCTTTGTACAACGCAAACAGTTCTTCTTCTTTGTGTGCTATCTCACGTTCTACGTTCTCTATCTCACCTACCATACTCATTCTACTTCTCCAATCTTAATGCAAACCACGATGTAGGAAACCATTCCTTCATGCTGTTACAAATCTGGTTAGCTACTAGCCTAGTCTCTAGCTGTGTGTCACCTGTACATCTTAGGTTGCACATATCAGCGAAGGCATCGAGGCTACCGCTCCAGTACCACTCAGTCATCATTGACTGTGGTAGTACCATACGTGCTTGCTCTGGGCATACTCCATTGTTAATTAGGTTCTCGTATGCAACAAACTGTCTGTACCACTGCATACTCTGATCCATGTAGACCTGAACAACACCCTCACTGCCCTGCTTTTTATCTTTTGACTTACCACGCCACTCATCAGGCTCATAGAACTCAGGCTTACTATCCACATACCTACGGCTGATCTCATTCCAGCGTAGGAACTTGTGCTTAACCAACTGCCTAGCCACAAAGATAGGTGCCTTTATGTGGAATGACGCAAAGCAATGTCCAAAAGGGCTGTAATGACCATGCTCAGCTAAGTAGTGTACCAGCTTACGGTCTTTGTCCTTCAAGACATACTGTTCTGTTTCACTGTTGTAATCATCCCATGTGGATTCTTTAGCAAAGCTAACCCTAGCGGCATTAACCACTGTCATGTCATTACCCATGTGATTTACGTATGTTACTTCAATCATCTTTACTCTTCCAATACTTAATGGTTTCTTCTGTCGTTTTGTAGTAAGTAGTTATAAAATGATCCACACCATCTGAGTGATAGTGCTTATTTCTCTTATCACTGCCCCACTTACCTGTACTGTAGTAGTATGAATAGCGAGAGCTATACCTATTCTCAGGTTCTTTATCCTTATAAATAAAGATTAGTTTCTGTTGTTCATGTACAAAGTAAGCAATACTTTTATCGTCTAAATACTTTTTAACGTACTCTAAATCTTCGTTGGTATATTTCTTAAACTTAGGTTTACCTTTGGCATCACGGCCAGCATAAACGTAACCTTTTTCTTCGTTGTCAAATGTTTGTTCAGTCATTAGAAGGATACCTCTCCATTGTCATTGCGTGGGTCATTATAGTAACCTTTAACTAAGTAGTGGTGTCTTGTGTCTGGTTCATCTGATACACCCTTTTCGTGTACTTTGTCAAGGCCCATCTCATGTAAGAACATTTCTAAGTCAGTCATACCATCTCCTTTAATTTCTCTATGTCGGATACTACACGATACTTTATATCATCGTCAAGCCTCAAAGCTATAGTTTCTACACCTGACCACAATTCTATTTCTTTCTTAAATATCAACGTCTTATGTGCGGCATCAGGGTCAAGTGCTACAATTACCTTGCTGTACTCACCTATCTTAGCCATATGCTTTAACGTTAAACTAGTTCCTAAGATAGCCATAGCTGATAAGTTAGGCACCATCTGATTAGCTATCATAGCTGACACCATGTCCTCAACTACAATCAGGGTGCTGTCCTCTTGCTTACCCACTATGTAGTAGTCTGCTACACCTGTGTATCTAAACCACTTAGGTTGCTTACCTGTCAGTGACCTGCCGTTAGCGTCAATCATTCTACCCCTGTGGTAAATAGGCAACACTATCCTGGAATCTTTGACATCATACATTAAGTTGTCACTAGGTATATTCCAATCATTAACGTACTCATAGAACAGGGGCGTCTCCCTTGGGCTAGGCTCCACCACATACTCAGGTATCACCATAGTCTCAGGCTCAGGTGGGCTAGACAGTTTATGTTTAGCTAGGCGTAGCTGTATCTCTTGTGCTGTCATGTTAGTGTGGTATGCACCACTCAGCGTACAGTCCAGCTTGTAACAGTTGTAGACTATAGAGCCACCATCGTTTAGCACAGTGAACGTGTTCTTAGCTCTACAGCTAGGGCAGTCCTTGCGTAGGCTCTGTCCGTCACTGAGGTCTAGTGTATCTAGGTAGGCTCTAATGTCCATGTTATGTCTCCTCCTTTACTTTGTGTGCTTGGCGCTGGGCTAATGCACTGGACGCACCACTAAACGTGTGCTTGATGTATGGGTCTAGTGACCTGATGTTCTTATGCCCACTCACCTGTTTGATCTGCGTGACGTCAACACCAGCCTCAACCATCTCCGTGATAGCTGTACGCCTCATGTCCATAGCTGTAAGTTCTGCTGGTAGATCAGCGGCTTGCTTGATAGAGTTAATGTAAGTAGATATGTTTCCTTTCCTGTAAGGCTTGTATGACCCATCACTAGGGTTGATCTGTGGCGCTACAAAACTCTGGAAGCCAAAGCTTTTGTCTTGCTGTTTTAGTATGTGCATCAGTTCATCACTGATAGGTAAGTGGACGTCAGCGTTACGCTTACTCTGTGTCAAGTCCATGCGTTGCTTATCTAAGTCTATCTTATCCCAAGTCATTAGCCTCATGTCACCTAGACGTTGCCCCCACTCGTAAGCCATGTGGACTATCAAGCCTATGCTACGCCACTTCCATTCGCTGTAGGCTGTACCTAAGAATAGGTTGACCTGATCTGGTGTCCACATGACTTTGCGTGGCGGGTTAGGTACACGATCAATGCCTATCATAGGGTTGTGATACATTATGTCTAAGCTGATAGCCTTGTTGAATATGATAGACATGATAGTTGAGATCTTGTTAGCTCTGCTTACCCCCCTGTCTAGCCACTGTTCATACAAATGATTGGCACACTTAGTCTTGAATTTGTTTAGCCTAGTATCTCCTAACTTCTTGCCTAGCAGTGTGTGTGTACCGAGAGCAACCTTTAAGCTGCCCTCGTACTCCTTTTGTGTGCTACCCTTTAGTCTGCAAAAAGACTTAGAGGTTAGGTAATACTCTACTACATCCGA